GCCCTAACCGCTAAGAAAACCATCACCCGCCTATCGGCCCGATGATGGAACTGAAGGAACATCAAAAGTAGTGTGGGACACATCCACTTTATATAATGTTTTCAGACTTGTGCTGTCTACAGGCATAATCGAAGACCGATTAGGTTCAAACCTAAGACATCGCACGGGGGTCTCTGATGCAGAAACCAAGCGGAACCAATTATCACACCAACCACTATAGGTTGATGTTTCGCCGTCTAAACCTACCATCCTCCTAGATCGGTACATTTCTATTAGCGAAGCGTTGTAATACCAGCCTGTCGTTTTCCCAAACTCGCACTCCAGAGCAGACTGGTGATCCGGGGTGATTCCGTAAAGTTGCTCAAATAGTAATCGGGTTCCTGGTTGAATAGGCATAGCTTCTCGACCTTCTATGGCAGCCAACATCTTGGTGCGCTCCCATTGATCAACTTTTTGTGATGTGGAGTAATACTTCAACAATTTGTCTTTCATCACTTTGTCTGATAGTCCAGACATTGACAAACCTGTCTTGTATAATCGATTACCCCAAGCTGCCAACATTGGACAGCCTGCATATTGGAACATCATACTGAGGCCTTTAGCACATGTTAAACTCACCACAGTGGACCTACTGGCACCTACAGCCGAAAATGAAAACCCACTAGCAGCTAACGCGTAGTAGGGATCAGCCATAATGACCTTGTTTTCCAAATCAAAAATCATGCCGCAGAACGATGCGGTGTTCAATGATGTTTTGCACAGTTTGACTTTGAAACCCGCTTTCAAGAAAAAATCAGCAGGCACACCAGGACCTTTGAATACAAACAGACCGTCGTCACCTTCAATGACTCCGTTTATGTCTTTATTGCCATACTTATTCAAAGCGTATAGCATCAACATCAAGTTTGTAAACCCATTTCCCAAACTAGTGTTCGTTTCTCCAGACATTCTGCAAGTATCAGTAACAATATTAAAGTTTTTGTTTGAGATAAACCTGGGGGAAATCAATGTTCTATTCCACAGTTTGAAACGTGAACTGAGAGGGAACATATAATCATACAACTCGTACTCAATACACTCTTGTACAATTCGATTAAATGATCCCTCAAATGAACTAAAGTCAGAACTTTGCGTCGAATAACCTGGTTTATGCATTTTGAGCACATGATCGACTCTATCAGTAGTCGTTATCTTCTTTATGAACCAAGGAAGAGCAAACAACTGATGTTCTATAGAGTGAAAGTATGGACCCACCAAAGATTTGACACCTCCACCTGAGGCGTTAATACCTCTAGTAGGTTTAATAGAAGGATAAAACTCGGTTTTAGCGAACTCACCAACTTCAGTGAACCTCTTGTATAATCTCAGCTCGTACTTGCTGAAAGGACACTCAGACCGCTTCCACTGATATTCATTAGGAACCCAATCGTTGACACTGGACGTATAATGCCATCTTGCCATAGCATCCAGAATCTTCCAGTTCTGTTGATAAAATTCATATCCCTTACGAATATCTTCTTTCTTAAATAAAGGAACAGTTATTTCACTCAAGTACTGCTCCACACTTGGCTCGCTATATATGGGTTTCATATTTAACTTTAGCCATTTTCGTGTCGAAGTTCTAATCTCTTGCAACACGTTAGGATCCGGATCAGGAAGGCGCACAAACGCACGCCTCGAGCCACCATACAGCAATGCTGCCGGATCTTTGGTTTCACTAGTGGGTGGCACAACGCCATATAAACCCACTGCTAGACTTCGCCCTATAGGACTGGATTTCACAGTTATAGGGCGGACTTTTATGTACATATTCTTAACACGGCACTCCACCTGCGGCAAATCACTCATCGTATATCCCCAAAGGTAGAGGCTCCGGTCTATTGAGACCCGGAGCCTGTCGTAAAATTTGTACTCTGTCTATTTTCAAAATCACACTGAATCATCTTATTAACCAGATCAATTGTGTTGTTCATGACAGTTCCGGAAAGGCTACATTTGGTTGCGTTGACCGTAATATAGGAAATATTGTCTACAGTTCTTGACAACATAGGATTGGACCAAAATGAATACATATTACGAATCTCTTTTTGGCGATCTTCATAATTGCTGTTCATACCGCACAAAGAGTAGACTTTTGTTGCTACCTGTTTTTCTATAATAACATATCTAATAACAGGTATAAAAGTAAGGTTGAAAACAGAAAACATTGATTGGCGTGTGGGACTATTACCAGCAACGACCCAATCGACTTGTTTATATAACCAATATTCAGGAGTTTTATCGCACACAGTAGAGTTGAAAATGCTCACTGGAGCCTCCATATCAACTTTTTGTATCTTGAAGTAGAGGGTGTATGTGCGTCGAATTTTCTTGAATCGTAATGTTAGCAAATTGCTCAAAATGTAATAAGTCGCAACAGCTATTAACACAGGGATAAACATAGCTAATGTGTCGACTACAGGAGTCAAGAAGGGAATTGAGCACAGGAATTTGTGTGCAGTCAAAGATACAAACAAACACACAACAGCGATAAGACCTATCTCCATTTTTGAAGCGATGGCTACAGTGAATGTTTTGTTATCGTTTGCCATGGATTTAAGTAGCAAGTTGTGTTTAACATTATCGTCATCATCACCGTAGAATATTTCGTCAACTGCAGGACATTCATCGTTCTTCTGCATGACAGTAAAGGTACCTGAAGGTAAAAACCGAGAGATGTCTGCATTAGATTCCCACCGCTCGACAGTGGGTGAGGACAGGTCGATAGTTGAGTGACTTAATGCAGGAGTTGCTGCTCTGTCTGTGCTGATTAATGGATCATCGTCATCATCGTCACAAATGTCTACACCGGTCGGTCGTATTTCGGGGCCAAACACAGGACTATCTAATATTGTAGAGTTGCTCGATGCCGTGTCTGGGATGGACCTAACTATTTCCTTATCAGAAACGACCACCGAACCAGACTCAGACATCACACAGAGCCAGAAAGTGGTTCTAGGACACGTAGGAAACAATAAACATATAGTATCGGCCTGTGCCAAAGGTACAGGTCTTGCTCCCTTTCCTTTGCTTTTCTTCTCAGACCTATATAGTATGTAATGTTCAGGTTCTTTCTTCATATCAAGGACATTTATTAATTCAACACCTTTAGTTGCGAATGTTCTAACTAAAACATCGAACAAACCCATTTTCACAAAGAATGGGCTAGGTAATAAATAGATTCCTGTCGGGTAAATCGGTATTAGCTTGTCATTAATCAAATTTTTCCTCATCATAGTATTGATGGAGTCCAGTACGGAGGCTCTGTCCACAGATGATTTTATGTCTGCCTCATTGATAACCTGGTTGGCGCCTCGTAGGTTTTCTTTCATTTCTACGTAAGTCATACTGGGATTTTCAGCTGCAAGACGTTTAAGTGCCTTGGTGTTATCATTATGTTTGTTATTGCCATTTATACTATGCATTAATTTGTTCCACGCTTTCCTACTGACATGGATGACGTCGTTAATTGTAGTATCAGTCAAATGTAAACCGGCAATAATATTAGCCATATCTTGTTGTAGTTTTGATAATGAAGACATGGCTCGTGATGCATCGTATTTAAATGCAGTTCTTGCAGAGTCCAGGCTGTCCCTGAATTCGACATGCTCGCGGCATTGTTCAATACACTGAAGTAACAGCTGCTGCGCAAAGGGCAAATTCTGCAATGAGTTAGCGCACAACACTTCACAATCTTCATTTAAGTGTATGGTTACTTGAGTTTTCAATTCTTTACGTTCGGTGCTTATAGATATGTAAACAAGTGAAGTTAACATTATGATCATGAGTAGAGACATGACAAATTTCGGTTTGCGTTTGCCCTGGGCGTAATTCATATCCGACTTATAATTCAAATAGAACAAAAAGCCTACTATTACAAACAGTAAAGGGGAATGAATTAACCATCTTAGAAAATCAACAAGGGCATCGATATTGCCGTTGACAGCATGCATCATTGCGTTCCAAATCTCAATCGGAACATGGAAGGTTACTGTGAACATACGGACAATTAGTTTGCCAGTCATATGGACCATAAAACCAGCATTATAAGCAAGGCGGCTTCGATATACAGCAGAAGCAACTAAACGGGAACATTCGTTCTCACAAGTGAATGAGAATAGTTCATTGTCACAACCCGAACGACATAATTTGACAAATCTGGACGGGTCGGGTTTAGCGGTGACAAACCACAACACAAACAAAAATCCCAGAATGAAGGCTATTCTGTTGCCCTGACCTGAGTGCATCTCTCTATTGTGTGCATCAGCATCAACTTCTCGAGGACCATTGAACTGATCAGCTACAGGCGTCAGAGGGGCATCGTCCCAGCCCGGTGCTACAGGATCAGACGGTGACGGTTCAAAATCATCATCTTGCCATTGTTCATCTTCATTGCCTTCGTCAGGTTCTACCGGATCAAAGTCGGACTCATTCCATTCTTCTGGGTCATCCGGCACTTGAGAAGGATCACTTTCAAAATCAGCCTTGTGCCATTTGCAATCTTCAACTTCTCGACTTTGTGAAGGGTCTCCTTCATAATCTTCTTCAAACCAGGTTTCTTCATCAACGCTTGATGTTTCGCATTCATCACGATCACGCTTCTGAGCGTGCATTCTCCTGATGATGAACAAATCACAACAGACATGGTCTATGGGAACAGCGATGTCACGATTGTAATGGCAATTCAGAACTTCCTCTGCCATACCGTCATGATAGTACATAGAACCCGGAATACGCTGTGGTGTGAAAATAAAGACAACATTTCCTTCTTCACAATTGCAACACACATCACACTCAATCTGCTCAACACAAACATTGTCATAAGCTACTCCTACGTTGTGCAAAAATCCCAACAAATCATCACTATGATTGTTGTGCGCATTCAAATACAGCACACACGAGCGACGCATGTACTCCAACTCCATCTCACATTCATGAATGATAGTGAAGACAGGTCCTGGATTCTTCACATCAGAATTACACATCATTTGCTTCTTGCCTTCGGTTTGGACTTTCTTCATTGGTTTGAATTTTAGAGCGGGAATTACCATATTCTCAACTTTTTGCTCTTTCAAAGCACTCTTCTCTCTCTTCAATTCAGTCAAATCCAAGTCTTCATACTTGAATTTGGTGGGTGCGCACGCATCAGGCAAAGTACCTTCTTCAAGCCTCGTAACTGCTTGCGCCTTCATCTTCTCTACTTCAGAATCCAACATATGCAACTGCTTCCTCGACGAATCTGCAATGTCATTCCTATACTTCCTCAAAACATTAAAGATGGCATACGTTGACGGTTTCACATTAGGTTGAGTCAACAAGGTGAAATAGATACTAGCCACAATGCCCGTATTTTTCCGAATCCTCTCTTTCAGATTCCACCACTCGTTTCCTACCGGCAACACATAATTTGTTTTGGTAACAAATTTCCACTCCTCGGCCACAGGATCCATATAACTGTCCTTTGGCGCTTTAGCGATCATGGTGCGAGCCTTATTGTAAGCAGTAAACTCTCGGATGAATAAAGGGTTTTTCCGTCCTGTCTTCTTCATCAAAGCTTTCGCCGCTTGCTCCACCGTACGCTCCCTCGGCCTAATCTTAGGCTTTTTCTCTTCCTTCACTCTCTCCACAACTCTTCTCGCAGTTTTCTCATTCAGCCTCACCACCTCGACATTTTCTTCATCATCGGATGGAGGAAGGTCGGAGTCGTCAATATAGACGGGAACAGGAACAGTAGTATTAGTTTTAGTAAATTTAGAATTTTTAAAAGGGGGGGGGTTAACGTTTAAAATACACTGGGAGTATCGTTGGC